AACACCTGTTAGTGTAAATGATTGGAATCCATAATCAGATGAATTGAATCCATTACCTGTTGTTACACCAACGTTCTCAACAAATATTTTCTCACCTACTGTAAATGGCATAGGCACAGCAGTTGTAAATCCTGTTATTGGTGTCTGAAGTCTAAGTGTGACAGTCTTAGAACCAGATTGATAGATGGCACTTATGATACCAACACCATTACTATTGTCTATAGCATATAACTCTACGTCTCCACTGCTAAGACCACCACCCTCACTAACAATTTGTACACCTGTGACAGAACCACCTGTCATTTGTGCTACAAACTTAGGTTCTGCATTTACTGTATTTGTTTTACTGTTGTAGATTGCAAAGTTAGGAGCAGTCAAGTACTTTCTACCAGTAGATGTGATGGCAACATTACCTATACCAAAATTATCTTTGAGGAATACTACTTGAGGAACTTTTGCTTGTGGTCTTAGTGTAGCGTCAGAAGGATAATCGTATCCAAAATCTACAATGTCAACTTTATCAATAGCACCTATTTGACTACCATATGCTTTCAAGTTTGCAGATGAACCAGTTGTAGATGCAACTGCAACCTCAGGGGTGTCAGTGTAATTTAGACCACCACCTTCTAATGAAATACGTGATATACCACCTGTGATGTTACTAGAATTAGTAGTATATGTTATTTGTGATGCACTACTATATCCTACAACCTCAGGTAGATCAAAAATATTGAATGTGAATGTATTGCTAGTTGTACTTGTTATACTATGCTTACCAGTAAACTTACTATTGTTTACGAATATCTTAGAGTAATCTTTTATATTAGTATCTACCTCTATAGTCTTTGTATTCTGTAGTGGTAAGAATCTATAGTATAGTATGTCAGGTACTTGACTACCGAATTTGATGCTAGTAAATGATCCTGAGTTGCCAGGTATACCTTGTTCATTCACCTCTGTATTAGATACACCTGAACCCACAAATGGTTTATTGAATGTAGAATCTAAGTAGAAGTTTAGTTTTGTATTCTCTAATGATGAGTCTGACGTATCAACCTTTAGAGTTGTCCCGTCTGTCAATGGTAGAGGTGGGTTTATGGACGATCCAATACTTACAAACCTTGTGCCAGGATCGTACACTGCAGTTACAGAACTTGTGGCAGAAGAGACAACAGTCATGTCAATCTCATCTTTTGGTCTGAATGTATGATCTACTTCGGTTGTAGCAACTACGTTTATAATTCTTACTGTTCCTGTTATCTCTCCACTATCTGTTGTAAATGAATGTGTATTACCTATACCTGCATTTGCAGAGAACATAACTCTCTGTAAGTCTGATCCAATCCCTGTCTGGGTGGTAACAATACCAATCAAATCATTATTAATTTTCTGTACATATACCTCTGGTGGTAATGGTCTAGTAAACGTGACATTGACACGCTTCATAGCATCAGTCTGATACTTGATGGACGTACCTGCACCTGGCGAATAGGATACTTTATCACCTGTTTCAAACGGATGATTAGGAACGTAGATAGATCTTGTTGGTATGAATTTTTGTTTTGTCTCGTTGTTGAAGAATGTTACAAGTTGATTACCACCTCTACCTGCAACTGTGACTGTAGTTCCTATACCAACACCAAAAGTGCTACCTGTTCCTACCACAGACTCAGCGTTGAAGTAGAAACTCTTATTCAAAGGTGTGACTAATTGTACATCTTTACCAAGATCAAAAGTAAATTCTTTCTCTACTCTATTGATTTCTGATCCAAATGTATGTGCAGCAGCAACAGTTCCATTCTGTGCCCTCAACATCTCAAGTCTATTATTCTTTACATCAAAGTTTACAATCTTGAGTTGCTCCGATCCTAGTGTTACAATATCGTTTAGTCTGAATTTATAACTAGATACTATCTCTGGTAACCACTCGTTCAACACAACACTTGTTGATAGTCCAAAGGTGGTCATAGTCATGCCTATGCCAGATCTTACTTGAGGGACATCTATCTGTGCTTTTGCCTCAAGAGCAACGTGTGTGCTTGTAGAAATACCAATAATTTCTACATGTGCTCTATCTGGTATACCATGTGGGAATGTAGTAATACCAGTTACACTTTGATTATTGATTACAAAAGTAGTGTTAGGATATGTGGTGACAGAAGATGTAAATGTGCTGATACCAGGTCCTGTGATGTTTGTAACCTTACCTATCGCACCAGTACCACCTGTGTCTTCATTGTCGAATACTAATTTATCACCTACATTGTAATCCTTACCTGATAATATAATGTCTACTGTCTCTACAGATCCAGTGCTTGTTTTTATTATTTTAGAGTTGAGAGTTGTGTTTTTATTAGAGTTACTTACAAACTCATATTCAGGTATATTGTATGGTGACGTATTTCTAATCAACTTGAGACTAACAGGATCTAAATCTTGTGTAGATGTAAATGCCTTGTTGAACTCATCGGGTTTGGAATGATATGAATCACCTACAATATATGGGAATACAGGTCTCCTCACACCATTGAAAGGTGATGTAGGGTTATTGATAGGTGTTGCCTCTACGGTTGTATAGTATGCATATACACCATTAGGGTATTCTGGTGTAGCAGCAAATCTACCGTTGTGCTCATCTAGATCACCAACACCATCAACATATGTAAAGTCTTCTACAAAGAAACCAGCAGGGTATTTTGTAATACTAGGTCCGTCAACTCTTTGACTTGCTAATTTTGTGTATCCAGATTCAAGATATTTTATTTGTCCATCTACAACAGCATAAGGTCCGTAGATAGGATGTCCATCATATGCCCATCCAATAATAGGTGAATGATCTTGACCAAAATCGTTTAGATAGTCACGTAATTTTCTAGGAACATAATAGTTGACATATGGGTTGCCATTGTCAGCATCTGTAATATTCTCATAGAATCCGTCATCATCCTGTACATCACCGAATCTAGCAAATCTATCTACTTGGTTTACTGTCCACTCTTTTGTCTTACTTGAGAATATTGCATCAGCACCTGGCGTTTTTGCAGATACAGTCGTGGTTGCTTGTGAATATCCAGCACCCTTCTCTATTATATCAATACTGGTTATGGTACCATTAGCAACATTCGCTTTTACTTTTGCACCTACACCATCTCCAGTGATTGTGATGTCAGGTGTGCTGAAGAAGTTTTCTCCACCAGACTTTATAATAATTTGATCAATTTTACCACTAACAATGAATGCTTGTAAGAATGCATTTTTACCAATTGTTGTTTCTATGACAGGTTTGTAATTATCATTGATAACTGTAGAACCATAATCACTACCTTTATCATACACATGCACTGCAGTAACCTTACCACGTATGATAGGTGTTGCTGCTGCATTGGATGTTGAAATACCTTGTCTACCACTGATGTCTACACTGATAGGTGGATCTTGGAATACATGTACACCTAATCCATTATTGGTAAAATCTATAGTATTAGTGTCATTCTTATTTGCTGCAAGTCTAAATGAGTTGTCATCTAATACTCTTACGTAGTACTCTGTGTTATTTGCTAATCCTCCTATGGGACTACTAACTGATCCTGTGGAACTATACTTGACTACTTCGTTTTGTAAGAACCCATGATTGTCAATATTGATTTTGTTTATAAACGTATTGATACCAACTGTGGTAGTTCTTATTTCTCTATTCTTAAAGTATCCACCATTCACTACAAGAACCTTGTCAACCTTGTTTCTTCTTACTACAGTCTTGAATTTTTGTAGTCCACCACCATTAGTGGTAAGAGGAAGTGTGCCTATACCTGCGAGTGCTTTTGTTCTTGACTCTGATAAGTGAATTTGAAAGTCATCTAACTTTACAACAAAGTAAGGAGCAGTGTCTACAAGGTTGCCAGGTGTTACACCAATACCTATAGTTGTGCTACCATTGGAGTCATATATTATTTCTTCTCCGTCCTTGAATCCATGTGGTGACGGAAATACAAATCTATCTGTCGCAGTATTGACCACTGTACCAGTAGAAGTAGAGTCAAACTCTACCAACTGATGATCAATCTTCATCTTCGCTTTTATTATTGCGGTATCATTGTTACCACCTATAACCTTTACCGTAGGTGTCTCTTCATAGTCTTGACCCTTGTCGTCAACTACGACTTCTGTAATAGATCCTTCTACATGTGCTATGACTGATGCACCCAGTCCTGTATGTCCATCCTGAGATACAGAGATTCTTGGTGGGTTGATGACATCATAATCCGATCCAGTGTTTAGAACTTCTACAGACTGTAGAGGACCGAAGTAAACTATGTCAGAAGACTTATATGAGTATGCTTCTACACCATTTGCAAATAAACCTACACCACCCTGTACAGTTTTTGTCTTTTCTTCTGCAAACTCAGGTTCACCAAATCTTCTGAGCAACTTCTGTGCACCTAAAGTGCTACCAGACACTGCAAAGGGAGTCAGGAAGTGTGTTGAAACACCTGATATGTCGGATCCACTGAATGCTGTAAGGAACTGCCCTCTACGGACGTTCTCAGCAGTGTATGAAAGTTTGACTGTATTAGCATCTATCTTTTTGATGTAGTATGCTTCACTCTCATTCAAGTTTGTGAGTGTGTTTATACCTGATGATGTGTATACTACAAGATCTCCATCATGGAAGTTATGTTCTGATACAGATATCTCTACTGTGGTTGTATTGAGACCGACGTTGTTGAATGAGCGAGTTCTTTTTTGTGGATCTATATCCCAGTGTGGGAAACTATTAGATGCAACGTATGATGCTTTCCCATCCGTGTAAGTATTTTGTACGTCTGCGGTATGTCCGTCAGCAGATAACTTAAGTTTTCTACGAATGCGATATTTTACGTTGAAATTAAGCGTAGGAGAACTTACAGATACACGTTTTGGTAATGTATCGTACGTAAATGTGATACTACCGTCAAATATTGTGCCATCATCACCAATGATTGATATATTATCACCGACATACAGTTTATGTTCTGCATCCAAATCAAAATTATATGCGTTTTGACCCAATAATGCAAAACCACTTACAGAATATGACGCACCTGTATTGTACAACCATGTACTATACTTCAAATCTTCTCTAGGTTCACCTAGTGTCTTGACATTTATGACTGCATCTCTTTGTTGGTTTATCGCACTACCTTCAAATGACTTCAGTAGACTGAGAACATTGAATGTAACAGGGTTGTTTAGATCACCGTCTTCATATGATGTTGCAACAATACCTGAGGTAACTGTGGATCCTATACCACAAGGTGATGTTAGAGTTACTCCTGTAAACTGTGTATAGTTCTTACCAGTATATGTTATTACTTTATCTTCAAAATTGAATGTGCCTGTAGCACCAAAACCTACAGTAGAATCTACATTAACAATAGTGCCACCTACAATAGTAGAGTCTGTGACAAATGTTTTACCTACTTGTTGGAACTTACCAATAGTTGTGCCTCTTGATATAGAGATTTTATAAAACTCTTTACCACGTATAACAGACTTCTCTACAGCATAGATTGAACCACTTGTCTGTAATGGTGTCGTCTCTTGTACAAGTGACTGTCCAGTAATCTTGAGTGGGTCACCACTTACAAGGTCACATATCAATATATCATTTACTATGTACTCTGCATCTGATGGTTTGATGAGATACTTAGATGGTTGTAACATCTCAACAGTCTCACCATACAATGCACCAAATAATATTTTGAACGCCTCTTCTGTACCTTTAGACTTATAGAAGTCTTTTGCCTGTCTTACAAAGTTAGACTGATCGAGTCTGTCATTTAGATTTCTCTCTGCAAAACCTGGCAGTATCTGTCTCTTTAGTTTCTTTAGAAACGATTTGAGAAAAATATTAGATAGATTGGTAACTCTGGTATCCACAGCATGAGTACCAACACCACTATTAGTAAAAGTAAGGTATTCTGGCGAATTTGTTTTACTATTGTTTTCAATCCCACTGAACGCACGAGCACAACCTATGAATGAGGTAGATCCAATACCAGTATATGTAATTATCTCATCATTAATCTTTAGCAAACCATATTGATTAGGCCATCCCTTTGTAGACTTTACAAATATTTCTTTTTGTGCACCATTTGTATATGATGTAAGTGACGTAAACCCAGTCAGAGACTCGTTTGTCAATACATCTAAACCTTTATACTCTACTAGATTATCTGCAATATCAATCGGTGCACCCTGAAACTCCTGTGAGATATAATACTGTTTTAAGAACTCTCCAAATAGAGGATTCTCGGATTCGATGTATTTTGGTATTTGATTCTGAACGATTTCATGAATCTTTACCTTTGTAAAGGAGGTCTGTATCATTAATAACTGCTACTAGATGACGATGATGATGTAGATGAGGTAGATGAGGTATATGAGGTTGTTGTACCAGACGATGTATCTATGGGTGCAAGAGGAGTGTTAGATATCTCCTTACTTGACGACGTGTGAACAGCACCTGTCATCTTGGTACCAGTGTCCATAGTATGAAATGCACCGAAGTATGGTTGTCCGTCAACATAACCAACTAATGTTGCCGTAGTTGCATTAGTTGTGCTAGGTACAATTGCACCTCTTACCTTAGATCCATTGGAGTAACTAGACTCTACATCATATCTTGTTCCTGATGTATTTGCACCAGTTGAGATAGAGTCTTGTCTCATATAGAAGTTACTCTTAGCAACGCTAAACTGCAGATACAATTCTTTTCTTGCTAGAACATCATTGGAGTCAGGTATTGCTTGTATCTCAATGATGTTGTCGGGTAAGAGGGTAGATGTGATATTCACTGTGTCTATCATCACCTCACCCTTCTCATAGTCTACAGATCCAAAGTTATTTGATATTACAGTTACCTCTGTGTCAGATGATAATTGGAATAGAAATAGATTACCTTTGTTAGTGCCAGTGATAACAGTGTCAGATAAGTACACAGTCCCTGATATACCAGACACATTGAATCCAGTTGATTTTATATTATAACTTGCATCTTTAGTATGGAATGTATTGTCAAAGCATAATTCGTACTGTGCAAACTGGTTTATCTTTGCTTCTAAGTTTCTTCTTATTCTTACCTTTGTTATATTACTTGTGATAGATGTATCCACATTGTCGATTAGAGATAGTATATTACTATACTTGAATCTACCGCCAAATTTGTTTAGTTCTGTACCCGTAGCAAACTCTGTAAGTGCTCCTGTTATAGATGTCTTGAGATTATCTGGATCACCTACAAAGTTAGAGTTGTAGTATACATGACTGTCAAGTTCAACATATAAAAACTTCAAGTCCATGAGTTCTGGTACTATACCTGCAACAGAATACTTTTTGAGTGATGTAAGTATTTGTTTCTTAGAGAACTGAGAGAGAAAAGATCCGTTCTTTGGTTTTGCTGCTATGAACACACGACCAAACTTAGGTGGGTCTAGTTCTTCTCCACCAAACGCAGCTATAGATTCTATGTTAGGAAATATAGAGGGTATGATTGCTTCGTAATCGCTTGCAGTGACTGCTCTGTGTTGAGAGGAGTATAGTCTAGGAGCATAGTATTTGACACTCCTTACATCTTCTATAGAATCACCACTCTCTGATGGATAGGTGACTGTGAACGATGGTTCGTATCCAGATAACAAAGCATTGTCTTGATCTTTGAGTGTTGCACCAAAGTTGAGTCTTGCTACACCATTACCACCCTTTCCTTCTGTCTTTATATAAGATGCAGTTACAACATTACCATTAGTAAGTTTTTTACCAAATATACCATCACCAAATAACACCTCATATTTTTCATCTGTAGTCTCTTGTATCAAATATATCTGAGATGTAGATGTTATGCCCAGTATGTTGTCAACCAGTTTATATTCATCTGTAGTGGTGCTAGAGGAGTTCTCTTTTACCTTGACTATGATTGTAGATGTATCAATACCATCGTTAGGTAAAACAAATCTTTGATTAGGTTGTGAATCATCTATTACAAAGTTTTCTGTAAGGTATTGACCTTGATATACTTTTAGAACACCATTAGACTCACCGTTGGTTACAGTGCCTGTAACTTCTTCTGGAATAGAGAACACATAGTTTATATTGTTAGCATTACCGTTACCAACTAGACCTGGCTGGAACTTTATTACCTCTGTATCTGTACCGAGTGTTGATATGTTATAACTGACTTCTGTTGTTGCTGCTCTTCTTGAACGTGGAACGTACCCTATATTTCTTGCTAATGATACAACGTTTTCCCTAACTGTTGCACTATCAATGAATGTCTCATTGACAACCATGTTGGTATTGTATGCTGTGATATATGAGTTGTACGCAAGTAAGTTTATAATGACAGACAGGTTAGACCCATCAAAATCCATATCTGTGAAGTTGGAGTTCTCCCTCAGATAGTCCTTGATGGTTGTCTTTATATCCTCGTAATTGAGGTTTGTGAATTGTTGTAGTGCCATTATAACCTGTTAGGTTCTAATATGAAATTGATGGTTTGTGAGGGTGCTGACATGCCAATGATGCTGTACTCTATTTTTATATCAAGTGCATTATCATCTGGAGTTATATCAACTCCGATTCCTGTCAACTGTACTCTTGGTTCATTATTATTGATAGTTGTTTCTATCTCACTTCGTATATCATCGGTAACATTGACTGTTGATAACTCAAAAAGTGACTTCTCGATGTTGGTACCTAGTAAGCGATCAAAAAATACCTCACCTAAGACAATTCTTACTAAATTTTGCACCGATCTTTTTATTGCATCCTCATTTTTCAACAGGACAACATCATTCGTCACAGGATGACGTTTGAACGACAAAGAAATGTCATTAAATCCTTTTGAAAAAGTCTGTGAGGGCACTAAATCTTATAATCTTGTATATTTATCTTTATTTAGAGCAAAAAAAAGACCCTCTTATTGAGAGTCGTCTTCGTGACCTAAGTATTTGACTTCTATTTCGTCTGGATGTGGGAATCCTGAGTGGAAAAATTCATCTGCAAAGTCTTGAGTTATGTCTTGCATTTCCTCTTCGGTTACAGATGAATGAATCTTCTCACCCGATACGTAAATATCATATAGTTCCATTGAGCATATATCTTGCATATGCTGTATCTATATAATTCTTGTTTTCTCGTGACCGACTCTGCACTTAGGATCTATCCATATTTCAAAACCTGCTTTGATTGCATCTAGACAGAATGATACATCCTCACCACACATGTCCTGTACCTCACCTGAGTCAAAGACTTGCATCTGAGGAGCAAACCATGGGTACGTCATCTCTTTGTGTTCAAATACACCCTTCTTGATAAGTAACCAACCAAAACCAGAGTAGTCAACAGTAAATGGTTTACGTCTTTTTACAATACCGTCTACCATCTCATGATTCATAACACCACCGTTCTCTTTGAAGTCATCTTCTTCTAACCAGTGTGCACATGATGTAGTTTGTCCATCTTCTGTGGCATACCATCCACCTGCGATGTCTTTGTCCATTGCAACAACACGATAGAAGTTCTCTAGGTTGAATACAATGTCACTATCAATCCATAATTGATAATCATAATTTAGTTTGCCATCCCAAGGTAACTGGTCAGGACCTCGCAACACATTTGCCCCTAGGCATTTGCATCGTGCGAAGTTCACCATCGATGAATAGTCTTGTGATATCTGTATACTCGCTCCGTTTTGTACTAATTCAAAACAGAGAGATACGAAATTCTTTAGGTAGATATAAGATACTCCTCTGCCAGGCAGACAGAATACTATACTCTTACCTTTGATGAGTTCTTTTGCTTTTTCAATGTCAAACTCATCGGTATCAACCTTTGGTGCTTTAGAAACCACCTTAAATCCTTTTGCCATACTATTAGGTACACTCTCAAATATTATAACAGATTATATAGCATCTATCAACTCAATGACTTTATCTGCCATTTTTATGTGTCCTTTCACAGATGGATGACCACCACCTACACCACCAACATAGTGTTGAGGATACTGTTTCATCAAACCTAGCACACCGTTATTAATCATTGCAGGCATACAGTCACGACACAATTTTCTGTAGTGCCCAAATCCATGCTCATACAAACGATCAGGAAATCTAATAGCGTCATCATAATGATCTGCTAAGAGCGAGACATACTTCTGTCCTTTCTCTTTACAATAAGTATCCCACAAGAAAACATTCTGCCATAGATTCTCTGCACCCATCTGATCTGTATATACGTTTTTATAGTAAACTTCTTGTTGTTTAGTTCTTATTAACTGAGGTGTGCTATTGACTACATCTCCTTTCTCATTGAATAATTCTACCCTTTGCTGCACAGTAAACTGTATGATCACCACATCAGCAGGCACATTTTCTAACCAGTCTATAGTTCTTCTTACGATAGTATCGTTACTGATACCACACTCAGATATGTTTATAGATCTCTCTCGATAATGATTACTTACGAGAGTACTATATCTCTCAGTCAAATAATTTTCTAGTTCGTCACCCCATGTGTAACTACAACCACTGAATAAAAATTTCACTTTTTTGAGGGACTGTCCCCTCCATTCATTAAATTGTCCTCTATCCACTACCTTTTATAGAATCTTTCGTATATATCTTATTAGAAATCCATGCTCCTCTACCACCTACCCATCCAGTTGCAGTAGGTTTTCCGTTACTTGTTCTAATCACATTAGTGCCATTTGGATGCCATGTTGTACCTGCCCCCACAACATCAAGAGGACAGACTTGTAACATTTTTTCCATACCCTTCTGTGCAGCGATGTTATAAGACTCAGAGTAACCAGAATAAGTTGTATCAAGCAACGTGCCACCATAACCAACAGTTCCCCCTGTGACTACTCGCCATTCCCATTGAGATGGTGTTGTTAATGTAGTCCAACTGACAATTAACTTAGTGTCAGTAGATACGTTTCTAGCGTCGATTGCCATGTTATGATCCTTTAGTAAATCTTTCAGCAGTGAGGTATTGTCCTCTACCACCAGTGAATCCAGTAGGTCCTAGTGATGATACTCCTACTCGTATAATACCAGCATCTGTAGTATGGAACGTAACTCCTGTTCCAACAACAGAATCACCTATGGTCTCCTTCATCTTGTGTGTTGCATATTTGATAGCTGTTATCATACTCTCAGAATATCCAGTGACTTCCACCTTAGGATGTGTTCCACCAATACTTACAGTGCCTGCAGTAATGACTGCCCACTTCCACAGACCTCTCCCCTTGTCAAAATCAACTTGAAATTTAGTGTCTGTTTGAAAATTTTGTACGTCTGCTGCCATGCTCACAATTTGGAGTTGTCATATTATTTAGTTCTTATAATATTACCGACTATGACAAACCTCTCGTCTAAATTTATTCTCTCGTCTACACCATGATAGCAATAACTAGGAAAGACCATGAAGTCACCTGATCTTTGACACGGTGGATATATCTTTTTACCACCTTTTCTAAAGAAGAAGCAATCCTGTTCTGGTACCTTTATAAAGTGAACCCATGATAGCATATCGCCCATCTCTGTGTAGTGGTCGTGGTCTACCATAAACCCTTTGACATCCTTCTTCGACAATTGTCCCCAGATAGATGAGAAAGAGTATATTCTACGCTTACCATACAAATTAAACAACTTTAATATCTCTACAAGTTT